ACAAGGCGACTATAAATCTCAATTTGGAGTCTCATTTTCTCAAGTTCATGAGAAAGGTTAACAAATGAATGGTGAATTTTAGTATTACTATTAGAAACGGCACGATAACTTTTCTTAATTTGTTCGTTCTCAATTTGCAACTCAACACATTTTGGGCAAATGGATTGTGATTCCATTGGCTCTTCAGTGTTTTGGGACAAAGGAGTCTGCCTAATAGAAGGAAGCTGAACTTTGGGATAAAGTTTATCATGCAAAAAGTCTCTCTCAACACGTAGTTCAAAGTTTTCAGACTCGAGGTGGTGGATACGAAGAAATAAATCGTCAATTGTCTTCTTCAAAGAAAGTTCTTGCGTTCTACTTTGATGTAGCTTAAGACTAAGCCAATCAAGGCAGCAATCCTCTTCACCATTCTCCATAGCGTCACAATGAAAACACATACTATTCGTAATCGTCAGAAAGGTTCAAATCGTAAATCGTATCGTAAAGCCGGATGCAATGTCAATAATGTTGTGTATCAAATCAATATATTCACGTTGTGAAATCTCGCTTCATACCTTAATCGCTCTTGTCTTGCGACAAGATAACACGGAGCTCCATTAGGAGTTTTCCCATCCAATTCAGACCGGGGTAGGTCAGAGTTGATATGGTTTCATCACCAATTTCTACCCCACACCCCCAAAAGACGTCGTTCCTATTTACTTCAATTAAATAGGACTCTCCAGTGTTCGAAAGATAGTCTTTGAGGGCAGTTAGGTTAAATTTGGCTCTGAGAATCCTACGCATGTAGCGCACTTTCACCTTAGACCACTGCTCTTCCAGAGACGTGTCATCCTTAAAAACTCCTCTACCAATCCTTTTAGCTTGGAAACCATTAATGCTGTCTACAATTCTTGCAGCAGCATCATAGTTTTTGGCGAAAGCAGCTTTCTTGTATTGGTAGATTTGTTCAGAAGAATGCCACATACGACCCTCGAAAGGTATAGAACATCTATACATGTTAGAAAGTGGGTCTTTCTCACCTAAGAATGGTAATATATTCTTAGGAATGGTTGGCAGTTTAAGACTCTCACGATAATAAGCACTGTGAAAAGCCTGTTTCCAAGGCGGAATGATATCTAACTCTATCCCCCATTGCTGAGCACAAATCTTAATATGTTGAGCAATCTCATTATAGAACTCTTCACCATGCAGCGAAGCTTCCATCAAACACGAGGATGCAGCCATAGTGATAGTTGTTGGCTCCCACTTGACTGGTTCTCCCCTGTGGTAGTAATGTCGTTTACCACACTTCGTCCAACTCAACATTTTGGTAAATGTGTCAGTCTCCAACGCTCCAACTATTTGTCCGTTAATCCTAATGAAGGACCTCTTTAAAAATGTCAGCTCATCAAGGGGCTGCATAGCCAAATCACCAGTTTTATCTGCTGAAGTAACTGTCAACCCCAACTTCTCACACTCAGCAGCAAAGTTCTTTGCATTGAACCAGGCCCTCACACTAGGATTAATCGTACACAAGTTATCGTCACCATAGACTGCATAACTCACACACTCACGAAAGCGAGCAAATGGTAAATTCCTACGAGAATGTTTTTTCGCAAGAACTGCCCAAATGTATTGATAGAAACACATGTTCATGAAACAATTCTCAATAGCAGTTGCTGGTTGCCC